GTTAAAGGAGACTTACAAACATGTCAGTTAAGAAATTTAAATTTGTATCACCGGGAATTTTTATCGATGAAATCGATAATTCGCAGTTAACAGCAATTCCAGCAGATATAGGGCCAGTAGTTATTGGTAGATCGCAGCGAGGGCCAGCATTGCGCCCCGTACAAGTAAATTCATTTTCAGAATTTGTTGATGTGTTCGGAACTCCAGTTCCCGGCGGTGACGTAAAAGATGGATGGAGAGATCAGCCTCATTCTGCTCCCATGTATGCAACATATGCAGCACAAGCCTGGCTTAAAAACAATTCTCCTTTGACATTTGTTAGATTACTTGGGGCAGATCACGATAGTGCAGGGTCAACACAAGCTGCAGGTGTCGCTGGTTGGAAAACCTCGAACGAGTACACGTATTCTAATGCCAGCAACGGTGGTACGTATGGGCTATTCATTATTGCAAGCGCTTCTGCAGGCGGTATTCAGCAATTTGGCAGTCCCGCCAATACTGGTACTCTTGCTGCTGTTTGGTATATAGATAGCGGTCATATTCGTCTTTCTGGAAGTAAGCCCTCCACAATTGCCGGTGACGGGCCCGGCTATTTCGACGGCGTGGCCGAATTTTGTCCGCCTTCAAGTACAAATTATGAATTTAAGGCCATCATTGCAAAGGCTGATGATAACTTCAATGGATATGGCGATGTCGTCATGACAGCATCATTTAACTTTAGTGAAACTTCTGACAAATATATTAGAAAAGTTTTTAGTACGAACCCAGTTATGGCGAATAGTAATATTACTCAAGGTTCAAATTTGAAAACTTATTGGCTTGGTGAAACATATGAGCGCAACTTGGAAACTGAATGTGGCAAATTGAGCGACGCCTCAACAACTTCTCATGTTGGCATAATTCTTCCTTTGGGCGATAGTACGTACAAGCCTCACGCAATGCTGCAATCTACTGCCAATTCTAAAACTGGATGGGTATTTTCGCAAGACTTGAGCAACGATAATGCGGCATTCAGTGTTTATAATATGCAAAAACTGTTCAGATTTCAATCATTGGATTCTGGAGAGTGGAATCAGAATAATATTAAAATTTCTATTCAAGATATTGATTATTCAAAGAATGAATTTACTGAATATGGCACTTTCACTGTTTTAGTTAGAAAAATAGTCGACAATGATAATAAGGTGAAAGTGTTGGAGAGGTTTAGTAAAGTAAATCTTAATCCCAATGATCCAAATTTTATTGCAAGAGTTATTGGCGATCGATATAGAACTTGGTCTGACACAGAGCGAAGATGGACCGAGTATGGCGATTACGACAATAATTCAAATTTTATTAGAGTTGAGATGAATGAGGCCGCAAACGCTGGACGAGTCGATCCTTTATCGCTTCCGTTCGGATTTTATGCTCCTCCGCGATACAAGGGTTTTAGGATTATGTCCGGATCCTCGTATCTCTATGACCTAAATAATGACATGGTTCAGGTAACTGAACTCGCCGGTCATGGCAACCAGTCAATTCAGTCTTCTTCTTTTGTTTCTGGAAGGAGCAGTACTAATCTTGGTCCAATGGTGGGCACTAGTTCACACGGTACACGCACGGGCATAAACCCAACGCTCACATCTGGTGTTTTTGCGTCATTATATGGCGGCGTGGCCGCCGCCTTTACTGCTTCTTTTATACATCCAGCCATTGGATTTAGAAGCTCAAGTATGGAACAAAATACTAAAAATGCTAAAAAGGCATATTGGGGATTTGATTCTACAAAATATGGTACTAACGCCACTAGGTTTGAAAAGAGTAATATTGATTTGCTCAGAGCAAAACCAGGAGGCCTTAATACCGCAACAACATTTGGCGGAACCTCAGACTATCTAGATTATATGTGGATCTTCACTTTGGATGAGTTACAAGCAATGAGCGGAAGAGTTGTTTGGGTATCTGGTTCACGTGTGAATGGCTCATCGTACACTGCCACAAATAGTAGTTATAAATCCATATTAGATAACGACTATGACAGATTTACGCTGCCACTATATGGTGGTTTTGATGGTGTTGATATTAAAGAACAGGATCCATTTAATAATACGCGAGCCTTGGCTAGCGGTAAAACTGATTTGACACATTATGCTTTTAATTCAGTTAAGCGGGCCCTTGATTCTGTAGCAGATCCTGAAGTAGTTGAGTATAATTTGGCTACGATGCCTGGAATTCTAAACACAAACCTTCAAGATCATTTGATGAACATATGTGAAGATCGCGGTGACGCCATGGCTATTATTGACCTAGAAGGTGGATTTACGGCTTCTCATGAAAACACGGATGGTATTGAGGATCGGTTAGGTAGTGTAAGCACTAGTATTACAAACCTTAGGGACAGACAGTTAAACACAAGCTATGCATGTGCTTATTATCCTTGGGTACAAATTAAAGACACTATTAATGATAATTACGTATGGGTACCCCCTTCAGTGGCTGCTTTGGGAGCACTTTCATTCTCGGAAAAGAAGACTGAGGCTTGGTTTGCCCCTGCTGGATTTACGCGAGGTGGGCTAACTCAAGGCGCCGCCGGTATTCCAGTTTTGCGCGCCCGAGAGAGATTGACTGCAGATCAGAGAGATAATCTCTATGAAGTTAATATTAACCCAATTGCAACCTTTCCTGCGGAAGGTATTGTAATCTTTGGCCAAAAGACGCTTCAAGTCCAGCAATCTGCGCTAGATAGGATTAATGTTCGAAGGTTATTAATTAACGTTAAAAAAGAGATATCTAGAATTGCCGCAACTACTTTATTCCAGCCAAACGTTAAGACCACGTGGAATGGCTTCTTAGGTAGAGTTGAACCATTCCTTACTAGCGTGCAAGCAAGAATGGGCTTGACTGACTGGAAAGTAATACTTGATGAGACCACTACAACGCCCGAACTGGTTGACAGAAATATTATGTATGCTAAAATATTCTTAAAGCCAGCACGAGCAATTGAGTTTATTGCTTTGGACTTCACCATTACTAATAGTGGTGCAGCATTTGAAGATTAAAAAAATAAAAATAGTGAAAAAAGACAACTGACACTATTTATTGTTGAGACATAAAAGGGGAGAACTAAAATAATGGGTTTTTGGAATGATCCGCATATGCCGGAAGCTAAGCGTGTTTATAGATGGTTGGTCCGTATGGGCACCTTGGAACCGTATATAGCAAAAAAAGTTACAAAACCATCGTTTTCTGTAACTGAAACAAAACATAATTATTTAAACCATACTTATTATTATCCTGGCAGAGTAGAGTGGCAGACTATTGATATTGTTTTTGTTGATCCCGCGGGCCCAGATGTGGCATCTACTGTTCTAGCCATAATGGAAGGATCGGGATATGTTCCCCCACAAGCCTCCACTCACCAACCAAGAACGCTGGGTAAATTTATGTCCGGCCAGTCCTTAGGTAAGGTGAGCATTGAACAGCTTGATAGTTTTGGTGATGCAATAGAGACATGGAGCTTACATAATCCTTTTATAAAAGATGTTAAATTTGCCGAATTGTCTTATGAGTCAGACGACATGTCAGATGTTACTTTAACTCTTCGTTATGACTATGCTACATTAAAAACAGCTGAACCAAGCTTCCCAGTTCAACAATTTGAAACTAAGTCGCCTACCACCGCGACGCCAAGGGAATTTCCGTCAGGCAAGTTCGGAGCGACTACTCCCTAAAACAAGGTTACGATATATATATAATATACAATATTAATAAAAACGAGGTGATTAATGAGAAATAATGAAGATCGCATGGGTGTACAACATCCATCCGAACCTCCCCCTCCTTCAACTCCAAATGCAGAAAATACTAGTTCCTCAGATGTGGCACCTGCACCATTACAGTTTGTTACACCTACGGAGTTTGTGGAGCTTCCTACAAAGGGTAAATATTACCCAGAAGGACACCCCTTACATGGTGAAGAGGTTATAGAAATTAGATACATGACCGCAAGGGATGAAGATATTTTGTCTTCAAGGGCACTTTTGAAAAAGGGCATTGCAATTGACAGGTTTCTTCAAAACATTTTAGTAAATAAACAAATTAGAGTTGATGATTTATATGTAGGCGATAAAAACGCCATTATAATTGCGTCACGAATAAATGGATATGGAAACGAATATGCAACACGAGTTACATGTCCGGTTTGTGGTAGTGCTGGAGAATATAGTTTTAATTTAGAAGAAGCAAAAGTAAGTTTTGTGGAGGAGAAAGACAGCAAAAATGAGCATGTTGGAGACGGACAATTTTTAGTTACGCTACCAAAAATGAACGTCACAGTAACAGTGCGCTTGTTAACTGGCGCAGATGAAAGAAAGATGTTGCAAGTTCAGGAACGTGCGAGAAAGCAAAAGCTTCCAGAACAGACGCTAACAACGCAATTTAAAATGTTTATTGTAGCTGTTAATGGTGATGCTGATCGTCAAGTTATTCACTCCCTAATCCAGAACATGCCTGCTTCTGATTCTCGCCATTTAAGAGATGTTTACAAAGACTTGGCGCCAAATGTTGATTTGACACAATGGTACGACTGTGAAGTGTGTGGCAACGAAGAAGAAATGGAGGTGCCGTTTACTACGGACTTTTTTTGGCCTAAACGATAAATATATGGAACAGGTCTATGATCAGTTCTTTTTGTTGAAATATCATGGCGGTTGGAGTTTCATCGAGGCCTACAATCTTCCAGTTGGTTTAAGAAAATGGTTTTTAGAGCGGCTAGCCAAACAATTTGAAAAAGAAAAAGACGAATACGAAAAAACAAAACCAAGAAATTAGTTAATTAATTAAGCCGGGAATATTCCCGGCTTTTTTGTTTGTCACTAAATAGATATTTATACTATTTATAAATGGTTGCAGGAGGTTTGGTATATGTCTGACAAGCTAGTGCCTATTATTATAGACCTAACGGTCGCAAAAAAACAAAAAATGAATGAAAGTTTTTTAAGAATGTTCGGTGGAGCAATTAAATGGATTCTTAAAAGCATGTTTGGAGAAAAATCTCCAATAAAAGAAGAAAATCAAGAAAATACAAGCCCACCATTTAAAGTTAGGGGCACAGAAGAAGAAGTTGATTCCTTTGTAAAAGCCATTGTGGGAGAAAAGCAATATATTGAAAACTACCTAGAATACGGCATAGCAAATAAAAAGACACGAGAGAAAAAGTATCAATTAGATGATGCAGTTGAAAATTTTGAAAAAACCACAGGATTAATTTGGCCAATTAAATAGGAACTTTAACAATGATCATCACGAAACGTCAACTTCAAAAAATCATTAAAGAAGAACTGCAAAATATTTTAGAAAAAAGATTTGTACCAGGACGAAAACGATCTAAAGCTAAAAAGAAAGGAAAAAAACGAGGTTACAAAGCAAGCTTATATGTCAACAA